TCAGGCAATATATCCCCGATGCAGTCCAAACCGATGCCAGACAGTCCTTTTACGCTCAAACCTAGTCCGAGTCAATGACAACTAAGACCAAAGTTAAACAGCCGCTACGAGGGGCAACGCAACCGAGGGTTCATAGCCCACTTCTAAAAGGCAAGTCACGCTCTGGAGAAGTCTTAGAGATGATTGAGCGTCTAAAGATGGACAAACTTATGCCTTACCAGGAGTTTATTCTCAAACAGATGATGATGGTGGATAAGAAAGAGCAATACAGGGTTAAGACTGCCCTGCTCTTAATTTCGAGACAAAATGGCAAGTCTCACTTAGGTAGAGTGCGTGTTATTTGGGGCATGTTCTATGGCAACGAGAAGAAGCACATCATCATGTCCTCTAACCGAGCAACTGCCCTTATGACTTTTAGAGAAATCGCATGGATCATAGAATCGACTCCAGAGTTAAAGGCAATGACTAAGGCAGTGCGTTATGCCAACGGCGGGGAACGAATAGAGCTGCTCAATGGTGCAACGCTTGACCTAGTATCAGATACCCGAGACTCAGCTCGTGGTCGCACAGCTGACTTCTTATGGATTGATGAAGTGCGTGAAATATCCGAGGACGGCTATAAGGCTGCTATTCCTACAACTCGCGCTAGAGCTAATGCTCAGACATTTTTAACAAGCAATGCTGGAGATGCATTCTCAACAGTTCTTAATGGCCTAGTAGAACGAGCTAAAGACTATCCGCCAGAGACTTTTGGGTTCTATGAGTATTCTGCTCCACAGTATTGCAAAATAGATATATCTAAAGATTCCTTCTGGCGTGAAGCTGTAGCACCAAGTAATCCTGCACTTGGTTACACAGTTACTAAAGAATCAATCGAGGAAGCTATTGCTACTGCTCCGATTGAGACCACTCGCACAGAGACTTTATGCCAGTGGATCGATTCTTTGCAAAGTCCGTGGCCTCATGGCATTCTTGAGGAGACTAGCGATAACACCCTAGAACTAGCAGTTGGGGCTTATACTATATTTGGTTTCGATGTCAGTCCTTCGAGAAGGAACGCATCTTTAGTCGCTGGACAATTACTTCCAGATGGAAGGATTGGCATCGGAATTATGGAAACTTGGACTTCTCAAGTTGCAGTTGATGATCTAAAGATTGCGGCTGCCATTAAAGGCTGGTGTGACCTTTACAGACCACGCCTAGTCTGCTACGACAAGTACGCTACCCAATCTATAGCCGATAGATTAAAGCAGGCTGGAGTTATGACTGAGGATGTCTCAGGTCAGCAGTTTTATCAGGCATGTGGTGATCTATTGACTGGATTGGTGACACATAAAGTGGTTCATAATGGGCAACAAGAACTTGTCCAACAATTCAATAATTGTGCAGCTAAGGTCAATGACTCAGCTTGGAGAATCATAAAGCGCAAATCCGCAGGCGATATAAGTGCCATTATTGGAGTTGCAATGACAGTCAGCAAGTTAATGCTGCCAGCACCTAAGCCTCAGATTTATACCTAGACACACCTTAGGTGGTATGTCAAATACTTGACATGTGCTACCATTTATGTCTATGGGTCGCATCTTGCAAACATTCGGACTACAGACCAAGCCTTTATTAGAAGCTCAGTCTGCTCCTCAAGTTCTTGGTGAGTATTCACCTTATGCAATGCCATTTCAATATGCTTTTGTTAGCAGAGAAGATGCTCTTAGCGTACCTTCATTGATGAGATGCCGAAATCTATTAGCGGGAACAATCGGCGCAATCCCAATGGAGCTTTACAAGAAATCTACTAATGAAGCGATTGGCTCTCCTCTATGGATAGAGCAACCTTCTTATTCACAGCCACGATCTGTAACGATTGCATTTACAGTTGAAAGCTTGCTTCTATATTCGCAGGCCTTCTGGAAAGTGGTCGAGGTTTATTCCGAGGACGGCAGACCTGCTCGCTTTGAGTGGATTGCTAACAATCGAGTAACTGCAACACTTGATAGCACTAACACTTTTGTAAAATCTTATGCAGTTGATGGAATGACTTTACCAATGGACGGCTTAGGAAGTTTAATCACATTCCAGAGCCTACTTCCCGGAATCTTAACTACTGGCATTCAAACAATCCGCGCAGCTATTGATGTCCAAAAAGCAGCAGCGGTCTCAGCTTCTCAACCAATGCCTACTGGCATCTTGCGCAACAATGGTGCAGACCTTGATCCTAAAGAAGTCTCTGGATTATTAGCTGCTTTTAAAAGCGCAAGAAATAATCGCTCTACTGCTTACTTGACTTCTACTCTTGAGTATGTTCCTGTGCAATTTTCACCTAAGGACATGATGTATGGCGAAGCAATTCAAAATCTTGCAACTGAGATTGCTCGCTTATGCAATGTGCCAGCAATCTATGTATCTGCTGACCAGAACTCTAGTTACACATACAATAATGTTCAAGACGAAAGAAAACAGTTTCTTCAGCTGTCTTTGCAGCCTTTCATAAGTGCAATAGAAGATCGCTTGTCTATGGATGATATTACTGCTCGAGGCAATGTAGTGAAGTTTGATATTGATAAGAACTTCTTGCGCACTGACCCAATGCAAGAGTTAGCAGTAATTGAGAAACTGCTTAGCCTTAATCTAATTACGCAAGAACAAGCTATGGGAATGACTGATCTAACACCTAATGGAAGTCAAGGTATGCAATGAACCAAGTAATCACCTTCTCAGCTGAATTAACAGCTGACTCAGCAAGTCGCACTATCTCAGGCAAGATTGTGCCTCTTAATGTTGAAGCAGGCTCAACTAATATGGGTAAAGTAATTTTCCAGTCTGGCTCTATTGAGATTCCAGACCCTAAGGCAATCAAGTTGCTTAGCCAGCACGATAACAAGAAGCCTCTAGGTCGCATGGTTTCATTTAGCGAGTCAGAAGATGCAATCCACGCAGTGTTCTCTGTCTCTCGCTCACAGCGCGGTACAGAAGCTCTAATCCTTGCAGAAGAAGGATTGCAGTCAGGATTGAGCATTGGGGCAGAAGTCCTTAAGTCTAAGATCAAGGATGGCGTGACTTATGTATCCGCTGCTCGCTTGGTCGAAACAAGTTTAGTAACAGAGCCAGCATTTAAGTCAGCTCAAGTTACTGATATTGCAGCAGAAGAATCTGCTGTAGAAGAAGAAACCCTACCAACAGAAAGCGAGACAGCCATCGTGGAACAAACCACTTCAGCAGTCGAAGCAACACCAGTTGAAGCACCAGCGGTTGAAGCTGCTCGCCCAACTGTTTCAGCAGCATATTTTACAAAGCCACGCATTGAAATCACTGCAGCTAAGTATGCTGAAAACACAATCCGCGCAGCACTAGGTGACGAAGATGCTCGCCAGTACCTACGCGCAGCAGATGACACATCAGATAACGCTGGTCTAGTACCAACACGCCAGTTGTCAGAAATCATCAACCCACTCGGCACAACAATTCGTCCTTCAATCGAAGCAATCTCTCGTGGAGTATTGCCAGATGCAGGTATGACTTTTGAGATTCCAAAGATCACAGCAATGCCAACTGTTGCAGTAGCAGCAGAGAACGCAGCATTCTCTGACACAGATCAGAACTCAGCTTACCTATCAGTAGATGTAAAGAAGTATGCAGGACAGCAGACATTCTCTGTTGAATTGCTAGATCGTACATCTCCAGCATTCTTTGATGAGCTAGTACGCAACATGGGTGCAGCTTATGCAAAGGCAACAGATGCAGCAGTCAATGCAGCAATCATCACAGGTGCATCTCTAGATGCAACAACAACAACAACATACCCAACAGCAGCGGAACTTCTCGGAGTTGTTGCTCGCGGTGCAGCTTCTGTCTATAACGCAACACTTGGACTTCCAAATCCATTTGCTCGCAACATGATTGTTAATACAGCACAGTGGTCAAACATCATGACACTTAATGATTCTGGTCGCCCAATCTACACAGCTTCACAGCCACAAAATGCTGGCGGACTTGTAACACCAACAGCACTACAAGGTAATGTTGCGGGGTTGAACTTATTTGTAACTCCTAACACAGCTTCTGGTACAGACACAGATGGTTCAATCCTCATTGTCAATCCAGATGCATACACATGGTATGAGTCACCTAACTACCGCTTGCGCGCAGAATCAACAGCAGCGGGAAGCATCACCATTGGTTACTATGGCTTTGGTGCCATCGCGACCAAAGTGGGCGCGGGCGCATTCAAAAATAACAAGGCGTAGTCAGCCACACTAAGTCGCTCTGGGGGTCAGTAGCCCTCTGACCCCCAGAGTCTTTAGAAAGGAATGGGAATGGCACTTACAACAGTCGCAGAACTCCGTAGCACTCTCGGAGTCGGTACTTTGTATACTGATGCCGTCCTTCAAGAAGTATGCGATGCATCAGATGCAGTCCTACTTCCAATGCTATGGAACAACTACACATTTAATGTGGCACACAGCAACACAACAACAGAGGGCATTCTATATTTTAATGAATCTATAAA